CTTCTTCAATCAAGATCGTACCGAAGGGGTGGGGTCACGAGAAGTGGATAGTCAATAACGAAATGTATTGTGGCAAGATCTTGTTCATGGAGAAGAACAAGAGATGCTCCTGGCATTATCACAAACTAAAAGATGAGACCTTCTACTTACAGAGCGGTCTCATCTCATTGTACTATGGATATGATGAGGACATTGGTAATGCAAGATTCCTGGTATTAGAACCAGGAGATAAGTTCCATGTCCCTGTAGGTCTCAAGCATCAGATGGTTGCGTTGCAAGACTCTGAATTGTTTGAGTTCTCAACGCAACACTTTGACTCTGACTCAATTAGAATTCATCGTGGTGATTGATATAATCAAACACTGTCTTGAATTTGTATGAGTCAGACAACCAGTTCATATCTGCTTGAGTATTAAACTGATACTTACCAACGAGGTTTGGTGGGAAAGGAACTTCCTCTACCATCGCCTCGGTTTTTTGTGCGATGCAATCTGCGACCTGCTGAATAGTTACTGCTTGCCCTGAACCAAGATCGTAGATACCACTACCCGCACTGTTGGACAGCACAACATTTACAATGTCACCCACCCATACATAATCTCTCAGGACTTTATCGGATCCTTGGAAGGGATGGATTGCACCTGTGGCAGATTGCCACTTGAACTTACTCACAAGACTTGCTTGCTCTCCTTTGTGAACTTCTCCGCTACCAAAGACATTGAAGAACTTGAACCCTTGAATGTGAGAGAAGCGATGCATATTATCCTGCACCCAGTAATCTACTGTTGCTTTTGACAGAGCATAATAGTTTAGTGGATTGATAATGCCATCCGTAGACATACACTTTCCATAAGTGGATGCTGAAGAAGCATACTTGACTGGGATGCCATACTCAATTGCTTTCTCAAATAACTTGATGCTATAATCAATATTATATCTGTAGATTGCATCGACATCTTTGTCTGTGGTCCATGATCGAGCACCCATATGGATGATCATGTCCACCTCATCCCATCGATTGAATTTATTCAGGAGTTCAAAACAATTATCGATGTCAATCTCAAGCACATTGTCCATGCTTTTGACAAAGTGCCCTCCGATAAATCCCTTGGCACCAGTAACGATATTCATAGCAAGATTCTTTCTAATATATATTCTACCACACCTAAATATAAAAAAGGTGCCCTTATAGTGTCGCAGACATGACTCTCAAGAGATATACCATTGGTGCAACCAGTGCAGAAGCCTGGCATAGAATTCATAACCTACTCACTTTCGCATCTAGCGAAGAGTATGTTCCTGACAGAAGTGTCACTTGCACAAACTCTAAGTCTCAGAGTGCTACTCGCTCTACTTATGAGTTGACTGAGGAAGAGGCACAGGCACTCGCACAACATGATGATGTTGCATGGGTAGAGTTATCCCATAAAGATAATGCAGAATCATTTCCCGTGCCACAGCACGCAACGATTCAAGATAGATTTGGTGGAGATAAGGTAAAGACATATAGAACAATCACTGGTATTGGCAACAGTGTTGGTGAATTAAATAGAACTAACTGGGGTGTAGCAAGAGTAGGTTTTGAGACCTATGGTGATGCTCATGGTAGCAATTATGGATACATGTATCCATATCAGTGGACTCCATCTGGCAGTCCAGACGGTGTAGCGTTCCAGTTTAGATATGATGGTAGCAATGTTGATGTTGCTATCATGGACTCTGGTGTCTATGCGGCACACCCTGAGTTTCTCAATGATGATGGAACATCTAGAGTAAAAGACATCGTACTCGATGCTCCTTATGTCATCGACCCGACTTGGTTTGAGGTAACTAATAACTATACCTACACAAGATGGGATGGTTCTACTGGCATCGCAACTGACAAAGCAATTGAGTGGTGGGAGTTTGGAGCACAAAGATCTCCTGCCTATGCTAATGCTGGTACAGTTCAAATCAATAACAGTCTATACACTGCTGCTAGAGCAGGTGTTGCTGGCACATCAGTCAGTCTGACTAGCGGTCACGGTACTGCTGCTGCATCTGTTGCTGCTGGTAAGAACTTTGGTCACGCTCCTAAGGCAACCATCTGGAATGTTCCTTGCGTCAGTGACGCTGTTGGTCTTGGTATTGAAGAAGCATATGACCTCATCAAGATCTTCCACCAGAACAAACCTACAGACGCCACTCTTGGTGTAAAAAAACCTACCGTTGTTAATAGCAGTTGGGGATATCAAGCTGCTATTCGCCAGAACATGTACCACTATGTAAGATTTGAGGGTACACAATCTTTTAGTTACTTCTACAACAGCTACAACAGTGGTTCTCAAGACTATCGCTGGTTGTATTACTATCTTTACAACCAAGTTTCTGGTGCCTACAGATCTTGGTCTACATCATCCAGAAGTTTAGCAGTTGATGCTGCTGGTAACGAGATGATGGACGCTGGTGTTCTTCATGTTGCCTCTGCTGGTAACAACAACCAAAGAATTGGTGTTGGTACAGACGACAATCATGCTCTTGATGCTCTTGAGGATGATTGGTTTGCATCTGGTGACCCTCGTCCTGAGTTCACTAACTATGGAACCAATTTGGTTCCTCTGGGTCATAAAAAGTTTATGAACCCAATGGGTATTGGATTTACTGATGTTGGCATCAGCACTACTCCTGGACAGGAAGAATACTTCCCCGTTATTACAGTCGGTGCTTTAGATGATTATGTTCAGTACAACAGTGGACCTAAGGAAAGAAAGGCACAATACTCTAACAATGGTCCTGGTATTGACATCTGGGCACCTGCTGATGACATCCTTGCTGCAGGTTCACCGACTTCTGGTTATCAGGATTATGTAAGATGGGATAACTCTAGTTTCTATGATGCATACTTCAATGGTACATCTGCAGCATCTCCTGTAGTTGCTGGTGTTGTTGCTTGCTTCCTCCAAAGATTCCCTAGTGCTACAGCTACTGATGTTAGAAACTGGTTGACATCCACGACGGGTGATAGTGGATCAAGAGATAATACTACTTTTGTTTATGATCAGTATCCTTCTTCTACTTACGACGAAAATAGCTATCTTTATTGGATTGGTAGTTACTACAACCTGAGAGAGGCACCCCACAAGACTCTCTATCTTAATCCTACTGCTGCTATTGGAACTACAGCTGGTGGTATCAATACTCCTGTAATTGTTGATGCTCCTGAAGACGGTGTATTCAGAGCAGGTATTGCATTGACATCTCCTGCATATGCAGCGACTGGTGGTTCATATGAGTCTGGAACTTTGAAGAAAGTTCAGTTCCAAGTTGCAACTGATTATGAGTTTAATAATATTGTTTATGACACGCCTACAGATACTACTGCCTTAGAGCAGACATTTAATGGTGTTGGTGCTCAGACCTATTATATGAGAGTGAAGCACATCTCTAACGATGATGGTTCTTCTTTTACTTCATATGATTCTGGGTTCTCTGGCATCGTATCTTTCAGAACTAATGTACCTTCATTCGGTGTTACTCAACCTACAATTCTTGAACCAACTCAGAATGAGATTCTTGATAATGTAACTGGTGTCAAGGTGAGATCCAGTGCATACTCTCCAGTCAATGGCACTGCAGCATCGGGTACACTGAAGGCAGTTGAGTTCCAAGTCCTCAGTTCTCTTGGTTCTGGTGGTGGCACTCCTCAATCTTATACTCAAACAGTAACTGGAGCATATTCTCCAGACTATTATATTATCTCTGGTAGTGATAGAGATGGTAGTGTCAGTGGAAATGATCCCTCCATGACATTTACTGTTGGTGATACTGTCACCTTTGATATGTCTGCTATTCACCCAGCACACCCACTCTTTATTCTGGTTTCTCTGGGTGGATCTGCAGCCCCTGGTGTCACAGGTGGTGGTACAGCATCTGTCGTTTGGGATACCACAGGTCTTACCCCAGGAACATACTACTATCAATGTAGTGCCCATGCTCAGATGTATGGTGAAATTACTCTTACTGCACAACCATCTGGTGAGACTGTTGTCTGGGAGTCTACGGGTCAGAATAATACTGATCTGATTCAAACTGTTGATGCCACCTTACAATATGGTACAACCTATTACATCAGATGTAGGCACCTCTCTAATGCTGATGGCACATCTCTGACAGAGAGTACATCTCCATATTCTCCTCTTCGCACTGTTACTACCGCAGGATTTGCTAATAATGCTTTCGGTAGAACAAGAAACCTTGTCTCTAGTCTCACTGAAGGTGTTGTAACTCCTGTTCTTCTGTATGAAGCCCCTGAACTGGTAGAGGTTACAGTCACCGTTTCTAATAAGACTAACCTTAAGTCCAACTATTCTGTTGGTCTCTCTAGTTCTTTCGGATTCAAGGACAGTGATTACCTTGCCTATGGTGTTCCCATTGCTGTGGGTGAAGCGAAGCACCTTGAGCAGATCCACATGAAGCCTGGTGATAAGATTTTCGTCAACTCTTTTGATCCTGGTGTCAACTTCTCTGCTTATACCACTAAGTTCTTCAGAAATATCTCTGGAGATTCTGCGATGGTTCATGGTCGCAGTAAGTCTCTGACTTCTAGTCTGAATCCTCCTAGCACAATCAATGATGAACTGTCTATTTTAGATGCGACAGAGAATAGTCTTGCTTCTGTTCATGCTACTAACAAGAACAGTGATGTTCCTGTTGCCATCTCTGTTGGTATTTCTTCTGGTGGTATCGGTGCAGTAAAACAATCTGACTTTATTGTATTCGGTCTGCGTCTACAACCACTGCAAGACTTTAAGGTAGACCATGTTGGTGTATCTACAGGGCAGACACTGTTTGTAAGAGCATCCAGACCCAATGTATCCTTCGTTGGTTACAGCAGACCTGCAGACGATGGTCCTAGTGGTGTCGGTACAGTTGCTAGTGTCAATACCTCTGGTATTGTTACTGCATCTGCTTTCGTTGGTGATGGTTCTGGTCTGACTGGTGTTACTGCTGTTGGTAGTGGCATTGAGGTTAAAGATAGTGGATCTTCCATCGGTGTTGCTGCTACTGTAAACTTCGGTGATAGACTGACAGTCTCTGCTATCTCTGCTGGTGTTGTTACTATCACTGCTGCAGACTCTGTAAGTCTTGCTACTACAGCAACTAACCTTGATCCATCTTTCATTCCAGAGAGATCTACCTACGCTAACTATGCGTCCATCGCTGGTGTTGCTACTGTTGCTCTCACAGCAAACACTGCTAACCAGGCAACTAACGCATCTCAAGCAACACTTGCTCTCGGTATCTCTACTGAGGCAACTATCAACAACCCAACCAGAGACATCACTGCTAGACAGTTCTTCGGTGATGGTTCTCAACTGCAAAATATTGTTGCTGCTGGTTCAGGTGTCATCGTTAAAGATGATGGCACTCTGGTAGGAACTGCGGGTAGTTTGAATCTTCTCTCACCACTGACAGTCACACCTGTATCTGCTGGTATCGTTACTGTTGGTGTTGATGAAGTCCCTCGTGCTACTCTGGCAGGTATCGCTTCTGAAGCAATCGTTGCTGGTATCGCAACCTTCGCTACGACCGCTGGAATCGCCACTCAAGCACTCAACGCTAACTTTGCATCTGCTTCTAGTTTCTCCGCCTTGACGGGTGCTGCAGACACCGCTAAGAACCTTTACACAGAGTCTAGAAATCCATTCCTGCCTCTGCCTGTCACCTTTGGTACTAAGTCATCTGCTCATCGCTATACTGGTGTAGGATCTGATCAGACAATCAACATTCAGGGATATGAAGCACCTTACCTCAGATTTGAGGTCGGTCAGACCTATCGCTTTGAGAACGCTGCTCAGCAGGCAAATTATCCGATCAGGTTCTACTATGCTGCTGATGGACTTCCTGTTGGATTTGGTACAACAACACCAAGTCAATACACTGACAATGTAACCGAGACAGTTACCTACACAGAGATTCTGGTCACTGAGAACACTCCTCAACTTCTGTACTACGGCGCTGGCGTCGGAACTCAGTTCGGAAGCATGGGTAACTCGATCCAAATCTTTAATAGTGACTTCCATAAGGTCAGCAGAGTTGGTGAGTTTAAGACCCTATCTGGTCTCCAGACTTGCACCTACACTCAGTTCTATGAAGGTCGTGCTACCTCTTGGTACATGAACAGCAACCTTGGTGTTGGTAACAGTGACTATACTCCTGGCGATCGTTCACATAATGTAAGTTCCATCGTACAAACTGCTACAGGTACTTACAACATCAACTTTGCTGATGCGATGAACGATACAAACTATGCCGTCATTGGTATCGCGAGTGGTACAAATGCCTTCCCAGGTGGTATCGTTAATTTACGAATCTCTGACAGAACAGTTAACGGATTCACGATGAGGGTGTATAATGGTATCCCCGCCCTTGAAGATCTTGGGGAATTGAGCATAATGACCCTCGGTGGACAGGACGGAGAACCTACATATATTTGAGCTTGACATCTTAGTCCTCCATGTTTACAATCTACTCAATGCCTGGCTGCGGATACTGCCGCCAGGTACAGCAGCTAATGGAGATCACCGAACAGAAGTTCGTGGTCTATACTCTAGATAAAGACTTTACAATCGAAGAATTTCAAAACGAATTTGACACAAAGTACTTCCCTCAGGTAGTTCACGGCGATAAAGTTATCGGAGGTGCTGCTGAAACAGTACAATATTTTAAAGAGAAGAATCTTGTCTGATGAATCACTAAATAATGACATCCACACAAATCGTGGAGTTGAGTTCATTCTCAATGGAGGTAAGAGGAAGGAACAACCAAAAACTTTCCAGTTGATGTTCGGAAAGATGGTTCGCTTCCTTAAACGGGAAGTGCATTTTTACTTTGAAATCTCACTGGACTTCAAGAAAGATAATCCCAAGGGAGCATAAGAAAATGCTGGCTGTCAGTTTAGTAGCAGGGTCGTTCTTAGTAATCGGTGCCCTGATCGTCGGTTGTATGTTAGGATGGGTACTCAGAGAATATATGATGTACCATCACGATCGGCAACCTCAACCACAGGGTCTGCATCCCGAGATGTATGATGAAGACGGAAACATTATTCCTGATTCTCTCATCGCCTTCCGTTTTGAAAATGATCTTGACGACGACGAAGATTAATTACTATTTGAAAAATCATGCCTAAATTGCCACCTCACCCGCTTCAATCTGAGATTATGCAAGCGGTCTCTAATGCTAAGACAAAAGCATCAAAGATTAAAATCTTGCAGGAGAATCGTTCTCCTGCATTGGTTGCTCTCTTTGTATGGAATTTTGATCCTAGCATTGAGAGTGCTCTTCCTGAAGGAGAGGTTCCTTACACTCCCAATGACTCACCCACTGTGGACAGTCAGAGTAAACTTGCCAGTCAGTATCGGACTCTTTACAACTATGTGAAGGGTGGTAATGATGGTCTTAAGCGTACTCGCAGGGAATCCTTGTTCATTGAATTGCTTGAGTCTCTTCATCCTGATGAAGCAGAACTTGTTTGCCTCGTCAAGGACAAAGATCTCAGCAAGAAGTATCGTATCACGCACAATGTCGTGAAAGAAGCCTATCCTGATGTTGATTGGGGTAATCGCGTTTGAAGATCAAAATCATTCACGAGGATTGCGATCCTACGCTCGCTCAAGACAAGTCTCTGCCTTACACTGCATACATGGTAGAGTATACTGTTGATGGTCTGACTAAGTTTGATATTGCTATCTCTGCAAAGCAGGTTGATATCTTTGATCACTATTGGGACTACTACAGGCATGACTTTGTTAACATGACTCAGACAGAAGGCAGAGTCAATCCAAAAATGTGGGGCAACGAACCCAAATCAAAATCGAAAAAGTAATCCAAATATTCGGGAAAAAAAATCCCAGGTATTTTTGGGTTCTTAAGGTTTTTTAAAATTGTATCATAAATTACACAATTGGTTGACTAAATAAGGCATGAGGTCTATAATAGACCTGTCGTTCATCTCATGCTCAGTATCCTACTGGCATTGACCCTTGCCCATCATGCGGACGACAACCCCTACGGGTGGCATATGTCGTGTGAAAGGTTCTTACAGAGACGAATAGAAATCCAAATGGATTCTAATCTAGACCAACGGTCTAAGTGGAATCTGATAGGATATCTCAAGTCAAAAGTAGAAGGTCAATGTGATGGGACACTTACATGAGACGCAAGTAAGTCGCGGAACGGAGCGTTCATCCCATGATTGAGTTGCTATTATACTTAAGTATGACATGTCAGGATGCCGATACTCTAATGTTGAGGATCGAAAAGAATCAATCAGAACTGCCTGCCAAAGTGGTGGTAGAACTGTTAGAGACCGTAAAGGAATCTACGCCTGAATGTTACTGGGACGCAAACGACTGAAGGAACGGGAAAAAACGGATCCAGCGAAAGCTGAGAAGGTTAATTTTCACCCAACTTCAGGAGTAAACCGATGAACACCTTAAATCTCATCAAAAAGCAGATCGATAAGGCAGCTGCCCTTCACGATGCTCAAATTTCACACACTGCATATCGTGGTGTTGAGTATGATCAGCGTTGCGTAGAGTCTAAAGAGACTCATGGCACTTTCTGCTATCGCGGGAGGGTTTATAGCAAGTGAATCAATCCTATGTCTATCATGATGATGACATGGATAAAGATTCAAGACCTCCAGCATGTTACCAACTCAAATATAGAGGGGTAACATATTGGTCTTGCTATCAAATCCACCTACACGAATATTTCGAGCAACTGTTATCAGTTGAACCGTTATATAATAGGAAGGGTTGACGCCCTTCCTTTTTTTATGTAAAATAGACAAAACGCGATTTTTTATGGACAGAGCAGTTTTGAAAGGTCTCGTTCGGACCCTTAAAGCATTGATACTTGAACTAGAGGCAGAAGTCTTCGCAGACAAAGATGCCTATACCAAACCAAGAGAGAATTACGACGACCCCGTAGAATATTACAACTCTAACGACGATGATGACGGATATGCAGACTGATTGGCGCTATAGTCCCGAAAAGATGGACGCTAGAAGTTCTGCTCTGTCAGTTCTTTTGAAGCGTTTCGGTAGCGAGTTGAATTCTGATGGTTCGCCTAAATACTCAAATCAGAGCATCTACGAGTGTGCCCATGACTGGGTATCTCAGGGAAATATGATAACTCACGGAATCATCAAATACTACGAGGTCTACTATGCGGATGAAGGACACGATTCGATTAACCAAGGCAGCTCTTAAGCAACCTTGGTTATATACGGATGAAGAACTGTTATATATGAAGAAGGCGAGGAAACTTGCCAAGAAAGGATTGAAACTAAAACACATGAGAGGGTTGAATGGAGAAAGTGACACTGGTGCAAGCAACGCCGAATCCTGAAGAAACAATGGCGTATGTCGCCAGAGTCTCAAATCCAAAAAATCAGGATAATCCCAGTTTTGAAGGTCTGCTAAAATATTGTATCAAGCACGGACATTGGTCTGTATTTGAGCAAGCGTATATGACCCTAGAGATTCAAACCTCAAGGGCAATCGCAGCTCAAATTTTGCGTCACCGTAGCTTCACATATCAAGAGTTTTCCCAACGGTATGCAGATTCTACTCTGCTTGCTGATACGATTCCCATGCCGAAACTTCGTCGGCAGGATACCAAGAATCGTCAGAACTCTATTGATGATGTAGATCCTTTTGTCAGGCAACAATTTGAAATAGCAATGCAGCGTTATTTTGAAGAAGGTCTTGATCTTTACAGGACTATGCTCGACAAGGGAATCGCCAAGGAATGCGCTAGAATGGTGCTTCCGCTCGCCGTACCCACCAGAATCTACATGACGGGATCATGTCGCTCATGGATCCATTATATCGCCCTTAGAAGCGCAAATGGAACCCAGGCAGAGCATATGGATATTGCTAACCAAGCAAAAGCAATTTTCTGCGAACAATACCCGACTGTCGGTAAAGCGATGGAATGGTGCTAATAAATACTTTTATGTAATTAATTACAATGCCAACTTATCCTGTAGTCAACACAAAGACTGGTGAACAAAAAGATGTGGTAATCAGCGTCCATGATTGGGATCAATGGAAGATTGACAACCCAGATTGGATTAGAGACTGGAGTGACCCATCAACCTGTCCCCAACCTGGAGAGGTTGGAGAATGGAAGGACAAACTTCGCAAATCTCATCCTGGTTGGAATGAGGTGCTTCGTGGAGCACAAAAAACTGGTCAAAACCGTCAAAAACTAACCCTCGACTAAAACTTATGCCCAGAAAGAGAAAGTCTGAAAATCCCATTGGTGTTGGTATGACTGCTAAACAGATGAGAAGGAAGAAACCAGTTAATAGTGACTTCCTCGTTGATATTTCCCCCCTGACAGATAATCAAGATACTTTATTCAAAGATTACGCTGAAGGGAAAAACATTTTTGCTTATGGTGCTGCAGGAACAGGTAAAACCTTCATTGTTCTGTATAATGCACTTAAGGATGTTCTAGACGAAAACTCTCCTTATCAAAAGATCTATATTGTTCGTTCTCTTGTTTCTACCAGAGAGATTGGTTTCCTGCCTGGTGACCATGAGGACAAATCTGCACTTTACCAGATTCCTTATAAGAATATGGTCAAGTATATGTTTGAGATGCCTACAGATTCTGACTTTGAAATGCTGTATGGTAATCTGAAGCAACAGGAGACTATCTCATTCTGGTCTACATCGTTCATCCGTGGCACAACTCTCGATGATGCTATTGTCATCGTTGATGAATGTCAGAACTTGAACTTTCATGAGTTAGATAGTATAATTACGAGAGTGGGTGAGAACACCAAGATTCACTTCTGTGGTGATGCCACTCAGACTGACCTCACAAAGACATATGAGCGTAATGGTATCCTGGACTTTATGAAGATCCTGGAGCAGATGCCATCGTTTGCATCCATTGAGTTTGGTGTTGATGACATCGTTCGTTCTGGTCTTTGTAAGGAGTATCTCGCAACTAAATTGGCACTCGGTATGTAATGTTTAATCATCTTGAAATTGAACTCCCTCGTTTAGAGAGAGACACCGTTGACGGTGTTCGATATTATTCTACACCTGATGCAAAGATGGTATCCATTACCTCTATCATCAGTTTTTATAATAGAGAAAAGTTCGCCAAATGGCGTAAAAGAGTTGGGGAAGAGACCGCAAACGAGATTACTCGTAAAGCAACGAGTCGTGGCACTGACATGCACACACTCACAGAGAATTACCTAAAGAATAAAGTTCTCCCTAAGGTAAAACCTCTTCCCGATTTTCTATTCAAGATCGCTAAACCCGATCTAAAGAAAATAGACAATATTCACACTCTGGAAGGATCTCTCTACAGCGAGCAACTAGGTGTTGCTGGTACTGTAGACTGTATTGCTGAGTATGAGGGAGAATTAGCAGTCATTGACTTCAAGACTTCGGCAAAACCAAAACCGAGGGATTGGATTGAGGGTTATTTTGTTCAATGTGCTGCTTATGCTTGCATGTACTACGAACTGACTGGAACACCTGTCAAGAAATTTGTCATCATCATGGCATGTGAAGATGGGTCTTGCAAAGTCTACCAAGAATATGATAAACTTAAGTACATGAAGTTACTTACCAAATACATCAGAAACTTCGTAGAGTATCATCTAAATGGAAAATGAACTAAGCAAAGCTTTGGGCAAAAAGTTTATGAATGCCGCAAAGTTCTCTCTTGAGATCGAAAATCTGGTTCTCAAAGAAAAGATCAACTATATTGAGGCAATTGTCCTGTTTTGCGAGGAGAATGGTATGGAGGTAGACTCCATCACCAAACTAATTTCCAAACCATTGAAGGAAAAACTGAAGCGTGATGCTCAGGACCTCAATTTCATGAAAAAGACCACTAGGGCAAAACTACCATTGTAATGAGTACAGAAGGATGGTTCCCCATTCCTGTCTATGTTGATAAGGCAAGGGGATATGAATTTGACAACATTCAAAAAGAACTGCTGGAGATCTATTCTAATATAGATTTTCAGCAGCATCCCTCCTGGACATCAGACACCCATGAATTAAGCATGAGTGAAGATGGTCATTTTTTCAACGAATGTATTCTTACTCAGAAAAACGCAAAACTATTTCTGGAGTTTATCCACAGTCATATTAAAAAGTATCTAAATCAAGTTGGCGTTGACTCTGATAGGAAATACATCATTACTGAATCCTGGTTTACAAAAACTAAAAAAGGAAAGTATGCCCATCTTCACGATCATGGCGCATATGACATATCTGGAGTATACTACTTGAAAACTAATGGGAAAGATGGTAATCTATACTTTTCCAATATTCACAGATCTCTAGCATCTAACTATGTAATGTCAAAAGTGGCAACAGTAACCAACCCAATTCCATTAGAAAATGGTATAATTGCACTGTGGCCATCGATGTTACTACACAACACAGAACCAAACCAAACGGATCATGAGAGAGTCAGTATAAGTTTCAATATCAAGTTTGGATATGAATAGTAAACAAATAACCGAAGATTTATACTGTATTGATTCTTTCTTCTCGGATTCCAACTTTCGTAGAGCATTTGAGGAATTCACTCCATACTACAATAGTTGGGTATTCAACAAATCAGAAGGAGACTCCGATCATCATCCTGTGATTGGATACCTGGATAAAATATCATCACATAGTATTGGAGAGAATCTTCAATTTCTAGATCTAGGAACTATTGCAAAATATTCCTGCCAAAAAATATTAAAACAAAATCTTACTCTTAAAAGAGTAAACACCAATATTCAGTTCTTCGGACAAGAATCATCTCTCCATGTTGATGGACCTGATAATTTCTGGTCTTTAGTTATCTTCATGAGTCCTTTCTGGTCTTCAGAATGGGGAGGAGAATTTGTCATGAATGATCAAACAATCCCTTATATTTCCAATAGAGCAGTGCTGTTCAAAGCACATCTCATGCACAAGGGATATGCACCAAATCGCTATTGTGTTCATCCAAGACTTTCTTTAGCATTTTTGTTTTCTCCATCTAAATAAGTACAAGCAGAGGTTAAAGATGTCCGACTTCTTTGATTCAGAATTCGTCCAAGACGCTATTACAGATATCAACGAACTTCAAGAGGAGATTTATACTGAGGTTTTTACCTTTGATAAATTGGATCATGAAGAAAAATTGAAGCATCTTGACAAACTTGATAATCTGCTTGAAAAGCAGAGAAATCTGTATACACGGATGTCACTCTCTGATGACCCTCGTGCAAGAGAAATGCGCGAGAATGTTCGTAAATCTGCTATTATGATGGGGTTCCCCAAAGATGTTGACTGCGGTGTCTTGTTCGCAAACATGCAGAAAACTCTTTTGAAGGTCAGAGAGCAAATCTCTTGACACTGGGCGTGGGTCCGCCCTATAATAGACCCGTAAAGACCAAATCCAATTTACAAGCCGAATCCAATGTCTTTTGCATCCCTTAAAAAGCAATCCTCCCTTGGTTCCCTGACCGCAAAACTGGTCAAGGAAGTCGAAAAAACCAATAAAGGAGGTGGCGCGTCTGATGATCGTCTCTGGAAACCAGAGGTCGATAAAGCAGGTAACGGTTATGCTGTTATCCGTTTCCTTCCCGCTCCTGAAGGCGAAGACCTTCCGTGGGCAAAGATGTACTCCCATGCCTTCCAAGGTCCTGGTGGTTGGTACATCGAGAATTCCCTGACCACCAACGGTGGTAAGGACCCTGTTTCTGAACTGAACTCCAGTCTCTGGAACAGTGGCATTGATTCTGACAAAGAGACTGCTCGTAAGCAGAAGCGTAAGCTCTCTTACTACGCTAACATCTATGTCGTCAAGGATCCTGCCAATCCTGACAATGAGGGTCGTGTATTCCTCTACAAGTTTGGTAAGAAGATCTTTGATAAGATCATGTCTGCCATGCAACCTGAGTTTGAAGACGAAGAACCTATCAACCCCTTCGACTTCTGGGCAGGTGCAGACTTCAAGATCAAGATCAAGAAAGTCGCTGGTTACTGGAACTATGATAGTTCCGAGTTCGCTCGTCCTGGTGCTCTCCTGGATGATGACGATGCCATGGAAGCAATCTGGAAGAAGCAGTATTCTCTTGCTGAACTGGTTGCTCCTGAGCAATTCAAATCCTATGAGGACCTGAAAAAGCGTCTTGATTATGTCCTTGGTGTTGCTGCTACTCCTAAGGCACCCGATCCCGAGACTATTGATGAGGAGACTGATTTTTCTCCCAACTTTAGTAAGGATCCTGTTGCTGGTAAGGTAGACATGGGTGGTGCCATCGAAGAAGATGATGCCCTTAGTTATTTCCAGAAACTTGCTGAAGAATGATAATCGTTGGTATTAATGGTGCATATGAAAAGGGTGATGTAAATCACCCCAACAAAATCATGCAGGGTAATCCTGAGGTTGCATTCCTCCATGACGGAGGATGCACCCTTTTTGTTGATGGTAAACATATTTGCAGTCTAAATGAGGAAAGACTCAGTAGGCAAAAATATGACGGAAATTACCCTCAGCAAGCAATTGATTATTGTTTAGACTATGGAAAAATATCCCCAGAGGATGTTGACATAGTTTACTATGTTGCCACATATACCACAGCAACACCCTTTTTCTATGACATGGATGAGATCACTCAGCATCTCAGACAGTCTTTTCCTACAGCAGAAATTCGTTTTTGTGGACATCACCTAGCACACGCAGCGTCCACAGTTTTTACATCACCGTTTAATGAGGGAACATTTCTTACATTAGACGGTGGTGGTTCTGCTCTGTATGATCCATATAGAAGAATAATCGAAGATGTTGAGAACAACTCAATCGGTTATTTTAATAAGGAGAAAAGAATCTTTAGATTCTACAACATGATGAATAAGCATATCAATAACTTTGGTAACTACTATTCTCATGTTGCAACTTCTCTGTTTGGGTGGAAAAGAAAAAAGGCAATGACTAGTTGGCAAGACACCATATCTTCTGTGGGGAAGATTATGGGACTGTCTGCTTATGGATCTTTAGATCGATATGAGGGTGGATTCAAAGACGGATTCACTGTAACTAAGCATAGTATACCCTATGTGTCGTTCCCTGAGGGTGGATACACAAATGTTCCAGATACTCCTGAGGATGGTGCTAGGTGGCTTCAACAGAGTTTTGAGGATGGTATGCTATGCTTTCTTTCCTCATTGAGAGAGTATCAACTTGACTCTACTGTATGCTTTGCTGGAGGAACATTCCTCAATATCCTTGCTAATACCAAGATAAAGCAGAGCGGAATCTTCGATGACATTCACATCCCACCATTTACCGATGATGCTGGACTTCATGTAGGGGCAGCACTTTGGGGATGTTTTGAAGAGAAAGAAGATATTCAAATGCCAGACAATATTGCTTTGTTGGGCAGAGAATATAGCAATGATGAGATTAAAAAATATCTCGATATCTTCAATCTAAAGGCAATCCCATATGATGAAGACATTGTTGCTAGTAAAATTGAAGACCAAAAAATTATTGGTTGGTTCCAAGGTAGATCTGAACATGGACCCAGAGCATTGGGATCTAGATCTATCTTTATGAGTCCTGCTAGAGCAGAGAACAAAGATATTCTCAACAAGAGAGTCAAGCATCGGGAGCATTGGCGTCCTTTTGCTGGTATCATTCGTGAAGAAGATGTAGGAGAATACTTTGAGGAAGAATTTGCAACTCCTCATATGCTATATTCTCAAACATCCAAGAGTGATAAGATCCCAGCAATTACACATGTTGATAAAACATGTCGTATTCAGACTGTAACAGAGGGTAGAGTGTATGATCTTCTAGGAAAGTTAGAAGTTCCAGTTATCCTCAATACTTCTTTTAATGACAACGGAGAACCCATCGTAGAAACTCCCTACCATGCAATCAAATCATTTTTAGCGATGGATATTGATTGTTTGGTGATTGGTGACTTCATTGTTGATAAATAGGTTAGTAGAAATTAATTACATATCCATGGCCTTCCAAGGAAATCATTATACTGCTACCTTTGATCTGCCTGGTGGTGGCACTAGCAGAATTGAGGTATATGGTAAGGATGACACCGATGCCAGAAATAAGGTATTGCTCATCTATCCTACCGCAACAAATGTCGTAATCGCGTCAGTCTAATGCCACGACAAGTCATCGTATACAACGGAGATGATGGCTTCTGCAATGTCGTCATCCCCTCAGAACAGTGCGTGTTATCTGATGAAGATATCATCGCAAAGGATGTCCCTACGGAAGAGTATGCTCTAATCGATCATACTGCCTTACCAACTACAGTATTCAGAAACGCATGGAAGTACAACCACTCAAGTTCAGCTGTGGATGTGGATCTTGCAAGTGCGAAAGAAATAACGACCTCAATCCTAGAGAGTCGCTATCTCGCAACGGACAAGGAGAACGAGGAGATCACGAGAGTCGCCAACATGAGAGGGCAGACTCCAGAACTTCTTGACAATCCTGCAGTTCCCTATTCTGACATTAACGCAAAGAGAAGCGTTAATGGATTGCTGAGTCTTCTTTAAATATTCTCGAAAGCAACTTTTTGACCAGTTGCTGGATCAAACTGAGAGGATTCTTGATATTGCAAGAAATCTCTTACTTCCCCAACGAACGATGACAGGTATTCTTTTCTGAGTACCTTAATCGTTCGTTTTTCATTATTCTTTCTTACTTCTACCAACCAGTTAGATACTCCTACTGTTGGGTTGATTGTTAGACCAGGGTTTTCTGGATCTGGGATTCTAAATGTAGAATCTACAACTTGTCCCCCAGGTAACAACAGTCTGCCTTTGCTGTCTTTAATTTCTTTTGTCTCAAAGTGACGAGTTGCGTTTAAATCTCCTTCGTACTTATCTGCCGCATAATCATAGAGTAGTCTATTAGAAAGAGGCCATTGATCTCTAGCATTGATGATATTTGCAGTCAGAAGAACCACCCAGTCATAGTTTGGATCGCCATATAATTTTTGAGCAACATTATCAGGTCTTTCTCCTTCCTCAATACTATATTTTGTAAAATTTGTAGTAAACTGTGCAGCAGAATCTTTGATCTTCATTCTCATGAAGAGATTCTTTGCTTCCACATATTGTTTCTTTCTCCCGCCTGTTTGAACGGGATTGATGTATTGGAAGTTTGGTAAGAGACTGAAGTATGAAACGCTAGCCATTAGAAACCTGCATCATCGAAGTTGTCGCCATAATCTTCAGCATAAATGGGTTCAAGTTCAGTAAATGATAAGTTCAATTTGTAATGAACTGGAGATCCACTCTCATAAGTGGCATGAATACCAGATCCAGTGTAATCTACTCCAACGCTAGTTAGAGCACACATTTTAAATTTATTTAGATACCTTTGGTTATCAATTCCTTTTTTATAGGTGAGTCTAAAAATATCTGGTGCTGACAAGAATCCATTCTGTCCTACAGTTCTCTTTGGAGCAGCTGCTTTTTTGAAAGTCTTTATCATCTGAAGCACTGCCTCTGCTTCCTTATCATTTCTTGGAGTAAAGTCCCAATTGAATCCAAAAGGTCTAATGGAGACACTATTGAATAAAAGTTCAACATTTTGGTTTACGATCTGTCCAGATTGTCTTCCAATAACATCAGAAACTTGAATTGAAGTTCCAGCGGCAGCATTAACGAGTGCTACCTGAGCTCGTGATTTAAAATCGTTTCTTAAAAGATCAAATGCACCCCGCACTCCTTCCAGTTCTTTTTTCGCAGTTTTTGCTAATGCGTCTTCTTCTTTTCTCCCAGTTATTACATCAAGCAAGTCTCCGCTTAATTTTAA